GCTCCATCTGCTCCATCTGCTCCATCTGCGCCTGCTGGCCCTTGTGGTCCTTGTGGTCCTGCTGGTCCAGTTGCTCCAGTTGGTCCTACTGGGCCTGTTGGGCCTGTTGGTCCTTGTAGTCCTTGTGGACCTGTAATTGAAATAGCATTAAGATCTACTGTATTACCATCTGAAATAGATAATTGTGTTCCTAGTAACGAAAGGGTTTGTGGAGTACCTGTACTAATTCCACTACTATCATCTAAATTTGCTAAGTTTGTTGTTGTAGCAGGTGCTGGATGCACTACTGCTCCACTTTCTGCGAGTCCTACTTTACCAGGTGCAAGAGTACTTTGTACAGGAGCACCAATACTTTGATCTTGTTGCCCTTGGATATTTCTTTCAGTAAATCCAATTTCCTTGCCACAGTAATCATATATAGGTTCTCTATTGTCTAAATTAACAACAGGGTCTGTCACTCTATTTAAGTTAGCAATCATATCATCTGTTAAGATATAATCAAATATATTATTACCTTCTTGATCAACATCATAATCTTTTAATTGATCGTATAATGATTGTATCTGTGCAGCTAATGATGTTGCTTGACTAAATGTTAAATTATCTGCATCAAACGCAACACCTACGCCTGTATGAACATCTTGATTGCCTGGATTAAAACTGCTTCCGCCTTTTGATTCTGTACTTGCAAAGTTGTTTTCAAACTTTACTAGGTTTTTCATATCATTTGCAAACCCATTTAAGTCTGCACTGATTTGATCTCTAAGTGTTTGAGGCATGTTTGCAAGATTATTGATGTTGTCTCCTAGTTGTTTTAACAATCCACCAGTAAACAAGTCTGCATTAAAATTGCCATCTGTACCAATACAACCTCCAATATCACTTTCAGCCATAGTACCTAGGGTATCAAGTATGTTTTTTCCTGCTCCTAAAAAACTACCCATACTATCTGCTAAGACATTTGGTATTGGTCTAGGAATTACAGGTGTGCCACAAAAGTTAATCATATTTGCAATAGCAGCAAATTCTGCAATTGCACTATTAAGTCTACCTAGCACATTATCAATATTTGTATGAGCAATAAATTCGTCAAGTGCGGCTTCGGCTTCTGATAACGCATTACGTATATCGCTTGGTAAATCAGGCATATCTAACATTCTAGCTAAATTTACTTTTAAGCAGATTTGTAAATTTGGAAGGTTAATTCCATTGCCACCTAGTAAGCTACAAATAAGTTCTTTCATACTGTAACTTGTGGTGCTAACATTCATACTTGCACCTTGATCAGTTACATTGGCAGTCACATCTGTTGGAATATCAACAGTTGTTCTGTTGAGATAATCATTTGCACTTTGCAAACTATTTTTAAAATCATCAATAGCCATATTAACCGCCTATAAACACATTTCCACTAGCCGACGTTGCATGTGGATTACAATGTCCTGGCAAAGGACAGTATGTATCTGCCGCTGCGCTGTTTCCTAGTATTACAACAAGAATATTTCCAATGTATACATTTGGATTTGCCGCCTTTAGTTCGCCACCGCCATGTGAGTTAGGATTGCCGTCCACTGCTGTTAAAAGATTATTTGTGTAAACGTTAGGATTGGCGGCTATTGTACTAGCTCCACATCCTCTGCTATCGCTATCTCTATGTACTCCTGGCATTATGTTTTTATTCCTGTTGTTGCTGTTATATACATATCAGCCGCATCTTTTGCTGTTTTAACTATGCATATAACACTATTTATCGCAAATTCAAACTTGCTATCTTGTTCAACTGTAAACATGAAAGGTGCTAATCCAGGACCAGTTTGTCCTGCTACCAACATCAAAGGCTTTTTAATTACAAAAGAATTATCTTTAATTTCTTCTAATCTACCTACTGTTTCTTCGCCACTGCTAAGTTTTAAACTTACAACATCTCCTGTTTTATAAGGTGCTTGTATCAACATTTATCTTCTCCGTGTGTATTGTTAATGTTCCGTAGTTAAATTGATTATCAACTACGTATGGTCTTATGCAAAATGGTATAGCATCTTTAGTATCCATATTCCATGATATTACTAACTTGTCAGTATAGTCTAACATATTATTAATAAAAAATGGATAAGATCCATCGTCAAAACTAAAGTTACCGTCCCATACTACTCGCATACTAAAAATACAATCATATTTTTTTGGTAATGTGATGTATTCATTAGGTTTTATAGTTAAATGATTAATTGATACTTTATGCACTGATCTCAATACATCAAATGCGTCTTGTTGATTGAGACCATTTTTTACAACATCAGGATCAATGTCGTCTTTATCAGTTGCAACATCAGTAGCATCACAAGTATGTCCTAAGTTGTTTAACATAAATGGCAATACACCAATGCCTGTGCTTATATCTAAACACTTGCTATTTGCTTTTATTTGTGCATGTTCTATTGCATGCATTTTTTCTGCTACATATACCCAATAGTTATCTACATATTTCTTTGCAGAACTTTCAGTTACTTTTGGATAATTCTTTGTTAAGTATTGTAACTCTTGTAACTTGTCATTTAATGCTAGAAATAGTTTGTGAGACTGATTACCAGAAATCCAAGACTGTAAAGCTCTAAATGCATTCATATTATGATAGGCTATGTCCTGATCCTGTGTAATTATGATCTTCAACATACTGTGCAAATTCGTTATAGCCACCTACTGGTTTTCCATTAACTTTAATTTGTGGAAATGTACGTGCGCCTGGAAAGTTTTCCATGATTAATTCTCTATCAAAGTCAATTCCTAGCTCTTTGTATTCATAATTTAATTGTAGGTTTTCGCAAAGTACTTTTGCTCTAACACAATAAGGACAAGCAGGCTTGCCCCATATTTCAACTCTACTCATAAACTCATTCCTTTAAATGTATCATCACTGACATCTTGCTTTGTGCCACCAATAACATAACTTGATATTTCTGTTTCTTGTGGTGCTACTTGTACTTCTGCTCCACTGATCCACTTTTGTGTCCAAGGTAATGGATTTGTCTGCGATACTGTATATGGACACTTTAAGCCCAATGCTGTCATACGTTTACAACAAATCCACTCAATATAATCTTCAAGTAGTTTTGAGTTTAGACCAATCATTGATCCATCTTTAAATAGATACTGAGCCCATTCTTTTTCTTGCTCCACTGCATCAACAAACATTTGTGTTACTTCTGCTTCACATTCTTTTGCAATTGCTTGAAACTCAATGTCTTCTTTTGTAAGTACTTTAGAAAGCAGGTATTGCGTTGATGCAAGATGAACATTCTCATCACGTGCAATAAATTTAATAATTTTAGCATTGCCTTCCATTTTCTTCAATTCTGCAAATGCCCATGAACATGCAAAACTTACATAGAAGCGAATACCTTCCAATACGTTAACACTGTTTAAGCATAACCAAATTTTCTTTTTAAGTTCTCTTTTATCAATTGCTACAGTTTTACCATTTACTGTATGTGTACCTTCACCAAGAAGTTTGTAGTATTGCGAATATTCAATTAGATCTTCATAGTACTTTGAAATGTCATCTGCACACTCTACAATTTCTTTACTATCTAATAACTGGTCAAATACTTTTGAAGGATCACTGTAAATATTTCTAATAATGTGTGTATAACTACGTGAGTGAATTGTTTCACTAAATGTCCATGTAATAATCCAATTTTCTAATTCTGGCAAACTTGTAAGGTTACCAAAACTTTCTGCTGGTGCTCTGCCCTGTACACTATCAAGTAGAATTTGTCTTTTTAAATTTGATGTAAAAATATGTCTTTCATGATCTGTTAGGTCTTTAAAATCTTTTGAATCTTTACTTACATCAACTTCTTCTGGTCGCCAAAAGAAGCCAAGTTGTTTATCTGTCAACTTATCGAACTGTTTGTATTTTACTACGTCATATCTTTGGATTCCTAATCCTTCGTCTAGGAATGCCATATTTTCTGTGTGGTGCTTTTTTGCATCTGTATTAAGTACCGACATTTTCTTATCCTTGTATTAATTGTATAATTTTTCAAAAACTTTTACATCATCTTCGTTAACTACGTGGTCAGAAGCAAAGTTTCCTGTATTCTTTACAGTCCATGTAACTTCACATTCGTGAACTATGAGGCTTAAAATATTTTTACAATTATCTAATTCTCTTATTATTTCCTCAACACATTCGTTGTGTTTTTTATTTTCTGACCAATCTTGATAGTGTTGGCGTTTTATATGTATCTCTATATGATGTTTGATTGCAGAATTATTAATTATCTCAACCAACTTCAAGTATTTTTCTCTAGCAATATCAAATGTTTGGTATCCTTTATTAAAATCTTTATTACAGTAACCAAAATTACTAAAATGTACTATTGACCTTTTATTATCTAAATGTACTTTTAGTATGTTAAATATATCTTCATATTGCTCTAATGACGTCTCTCCAAATGGCTTAATATCAAAAAAATTAAATTCCTGTGTAAAATTATAAAATCCATCTTTAAGATCTATTCTTTCTTCTTCATCTTCATTACAACTAGGAAAAAATTTTAATTTGTAATTATCTTCTTCGTTTGACGAAGGCTGTATGCATAATGTACTGTTACCCATAATATCATTGTAAGTATGATCAAAAATAGTAATAGGTTCCACTTTAAATTACACAGCTTTCACAGTCATCATCATCAAGTTCGCCTTGTTCTAGAGGCTCGTCTTTAAATTCTATCTCTCCTTGCCCATCATATGTATTAAAGTAGTAAAGTTGTTTACCACCGTATTTGTAAAACATAATTAAATGTTGTAACATAACACTCATAGGAATTTTTTCGTCTTCGTAAAACTCTGGGTTATAACTTGTATTTACACTAATTCCTTGATCAATATACTTCTGTAGAATGGCCATAATTTTTAGATAGCCCTCTGGTGTTTTGTGTGTCCACAATAAATCATATTTATTTTTTAAACGAGGATATCCTGGCACAACTTGTTTTAGAACACCATGTTTAGATTGTTTTACACTTACAAATGCACGTGGCGGTTCAATACCATTTGTACTATTTGAAATTTGCGCACTTGTTTCAGCTGGCATAAGTGCCATTAGTGTTGAATTACGAATACCTGTTTCTTTTAGCTGTTCACGTAATCCTGCCCAATCTTGTCTCTCTACATGAGGTACAAGTTCATCTACTTCTGTTTTATATGTTTGGTTAGGTGTAATACCTTTTCCATACTTTGTTTCGTCTGTACCACTAATCTTTCCTTTTTCAACGGCTAGATCAGCACTTGCTTTAATTAAATGATAGCTCCATGCTTCTGTCCATTCGTCTACTATTTCTAGTCCTTGTGCATCAATATCTTGATAATTTAAATCATGTTTAGCAAGCCAAAATGCAAAGTTAATAATTCCAACACCCAATGGACGTCTTTTCATTGTGCTTAGTTCAGCTGCAATTACGGGATACTTTTGATAATCTAATAGTGCATCTAAAGCATGTACTGCGAGAGTACATGGCTTTTCAAAATCATCTGGTGTTTTAATATTACCCCAATTGATAGCACTTAATGTACACAAACTAATCTCGCCTTCGTCGTCATTAAAAGCATTAAGAGGCTTAGTAGGAAGATTAATTTCACAACACAGGTTACTCATACGTATTGGTGCCAATTCTTCGTCAAACGCACTATGCGTATTTGCATGATCAACATTCATTAGATAGATACGTCCTGTGTTTTTACGCTCTTCCATAAACATTGCAAATAGTTCACTTGCATTAATAGTTTTCTTACGTATGTTAGTTTTACGTTCTGCGGCTTCGTATAGCTCTTTAAATTTGTCTTGATCATTAAAAAACGCTTCATAAAGTCCAGGTACATCACTAGGAGAGAATAAACTAATTTCTCCATTAGTAAGTAGTCTTTCGTACATTAGTTTATTAAACTGTACGCCATAGTCTAAGTGTCTAACTCGATTGTCTTCTGTGCCTTTATTGTTCTTAAGAACTAACAGGTCTTCAACTTCCAAGTGCCAAATAGGATAATAAAGTGTAGCGGCACCACCACGTACACCACCTTGACTACATGACTTTACTGAACTTTGAAATAGTTTATAAAAAGGAATAACACCTGTATGAGAAGTATCACCATTGCGTACCGGGCTACCAATAGCACGAATACTACCTGCCCCTACGCCAATGCCTGCTTTTTGACTTACATACTTTACAATAGATCCACTAGTAGCGTTAATGCTATCCAGACTGTCATCAGTTTCAATGAGTACACAGCTACTGAACTGGCGCTGAGGCGTCCTGAGTCCAGCCATGATAGGAGTAGGAAGGCTAATATCAAAATTACTAATAGCATCATAAAAATCCTTTATCCATTGTAAACGTGTATCTTCTGGGTAGTCTTGAAACAATGTTGCGGCAATCATCATGTATGCAATCTGTGGAGTTTCATAAACTGCACCAGTTACACGATTTTGTACAAGATACTTGCCACGAAATTGTTCCATACCCACATATGAAATGTTTTCGTCACGTTGATGTTTTATGTAATTGTTAAGTTTGTCAATTTCTTGTTTGCTAAAAACAGAAAAAAAACTAGGGTCATAATAACCTAGTTCTACGTTTTGTTTTGCAATGTCAGCTAAATGAAATGGTTCAAATTGATTATACACTTGCTTGCGTAGCTGATAGTTTATCAATCGACCTGCTACCCATTGGTAGTTTGGTGTATCATCAGAAATTAAATCAGCAGCAGCTTTAATTAATGTTTCTTGTACATCTAATGTAGTAATACCATTGTAAAATTGCAAATGGCTTCTAATTTCTACTTCACTTGCACTTACACCTGCAATGTTTTCACATGCGTAAAACACAACATTGTGCATTTTTTCTAAATCTAAGACTTCGCGGCTACCGTCGCGTTTTGTCACTGTTATATTATTTGTCATTGTTTACCTATTTGTTTTCAACTGCAATATATTTACATAAAAGTCAGTACCAAAAACTATTTGGTTAATTGACTTGTTTTGTACTTTTCTACAATTGAGCAGCCGTCTAATACTTCTTTTTCCTCTACTATACCATAAGTATAATTTAAA